GGACTGGGCCTGCTGGATGAGTTTACAACTACGGGTGTCGTCACGTTCAAGGACTCAACGGCAACCACGAGGCTCACGCTGACAGGGGCGCTTGTCTCCATGTCCATCGAATCCATGCAGGGCTGCACCGTCGTTTACGCATACTCGATCACCGGATACATCGCATGAACGTCCCTCGCGCAGAGGAGTATTTTCGCGGCAAGCGGGTTCTCCCCACGGAACTCCGCACGCGGGAGTTTGCGCGGCTCCCGTTGTGGGTCAAAGAGCAGTCCTTTTTCATGGCGGGCGTGATGGATGCGGAATTGGCCGGCGCGTTTCAGCGTGCATCCCAAGCCGTCCTAGATGGCACGATGGGCGAGGCGGAAGCCACGCGGATCATTCGTGAGGGGATTACAAAGTCGGGATACAAACCCGAGCCCGGACAAGAGGGGACGATCAAAGACCTCACGACGGTTCACCGCCAACTCATCAACCTGCGAACCAACGTGGCGCTGGCGAATGGGTGGGTGGCGGATGCGCAGAGGCGGCAGGTATCCACGCTTTACCCTGCGATGAAGCTGGTACGCGGGCGCAATGCCAACGAGCCGCGATTGTGGATGGAGAAGCTATGGCCGGAAGCGGTGGCGGCATCCGGCAGCAAGGCGAAACCGGATCAGATGGCGGCGTTGCTGGATGATCCAATCTGGCTTTACCTTTCCGACTTCGGCGTGCCGTACACCCCGCTTAAATGGGGCAGCGGCATGACCCAGATTTCGCTCATCAAATCGAAGGCGCGGGATATGGGATTGCTCCCACCGAAAGGGAAAGTTCCGCCAGCAAAACCAGCTGGTTCACTCAACTCCACACTGGAAGTGGCGGCGGATCAAATCCCTCCAGAAAAGCGCAAGGAGACGCTGGAGAAGCTGGACGGGCTGGCGGTTTTCGTGAAGGACAAGTTGGTTTTCACCGACCCCAATGGCTCGCGCCCGTGGCCGGTTCCGGTACTCGCCAATCTCCTCCCTCGCGCCAATGTGGACGGCACCGAGAATTATCAGAAGCGGGCGCTTCGGGAATGGCAAAAGCTGGGCGGCGATGATGCCGCAATGAAGGCGATGGAGAAGGAATTTGCGGGAACGGACCTGCTGGACGATTGGGGTATGCTGGTGCGGCGAGTGACGGCAGGCGAACGGGCGCAGACGGTGACGGCGGTTGTTGACGCACTCGCCAATCTGGTGTCTCTTGTGCTGTGAATGTTTCGCTTTCCATCACAGGGCAACAGCCGATTCAGGGGCAGCTTGCGCAGTTTGCCGGACTGACTGGCGCGGAGGTTGCCGATAAGTCTAGGCCGGAAGTTCAAGACCTGACGAAAGAACACTTTGCCGTCTACGGCACATCCCACCCGAACAAATTCGGCGCAACCTCAACCGGGTACTGGCTCAAAGCGAGCAACGCCACCAACGCAACGACGACGGGCGACACGATCAATATATGGGTGCAGGAGACGGCGGGAAAGCTGGTCGGAGTTCGCCGCCACTACACCGGAGGCGGAACCATAAAGCCCAGCGGGCGAATCAGCGAAATCACCGGGAAGCCGATTCAGTACCTGACAATCCCCATCAACGGCGCGGCGCATGGAAAGACGGTCGCAATGATGCGGGCGCTGGGGGTTGACCTTTACCGTAAAGGCAGTGCGTTGTTCGCCAAGTCCGGCAACGCCCGATCCGATTCCGACGTTGCCATGTTCGCGCTCAAAAAGTCGATTGGCCCGCAGACTCCAAACCCGGCAATTATCCCGACGCCGCAGCAGTATTTCGAGACTGTCGCCCTCGTCGTCAAAAACCTCACCGACCCTGACTGATGGCTGACCAAAACCTGAACATCGGAATCAAGGTCACGTCGGACACGGCGGGCGCGAAGCAGGCGACTGCGGCGATTGACGGTGTGGACAAAGCCGTTGCCGACTTGGCGAAAACGGAGAAGGAAGCCACCAACATCAACGGCATGTATCTGGATTCGCTGGGGCGGATTCACGATGCGTCCGGGAGATTTGTCAAGGTGTCAGCGGAGGAGCGCGAGGGGCTCAAGGAGCGGATCAAGATTCAGCAGCAGGACACGGTTACAACGACGGGAGCGGTGCAGGCGAAGAAGGAGCTTGGCAAGGCGAACAGCGGCGCAGCCATGGGCGTGTTGGCACTCTCTAACGCCTTCCAAGACGCCCAGTACGGCATGGCGGGGATGATTAATAACATCCCGATGATGGTTTCCGGGTTGGGACTGGGGATGGGTGTGGCTGGCGCGGTTCAAGCGGCGGCAGTCGGGGTGCAAATCCTCACGAAAAACTTTGATTTATTCGGGACTGAATTGGCTGCAGCATCAAAGGAAGCAACCGAAGCAGCAAACGAAGCAACCGCACTAGCAAACTCAACGCAACGGGCGGCGGACTCGGCGGCAGACGCGGCGAAGAAGTACGCGGAACTGAATGCGGCGCTCAAGAAAACGGAAGCCGATTACAAAGCTGTTTCCGCGGCATCCGATGACGCGATTGAGTCGGCAAAACGACTGCAAGACATTGAGACGAAGCGGGGCGACCTCCAATCAGAGCTTGCCATGGCTGAGATTGACGCAATGGCGGCGGGCGGACAAATCAGCAAAGATGACGCAGCGGCGAGGCGTGAGGGCGTGCGGGCGCAACGGGCAGCAAAGGCGGCGGCGCTTGAAGAAAAAGCAATGGCCGCAACAGTCAAAGCGGAAGAGGAACGAGCGGCGGCAGCGGAAGCAGCAGCTAAAGCCCAGAAGAAGATTCTCGAAACCAAGCTCACGGAAGAAGCGGCGGCAGGGATGATGACAAAGCAGCAGCGGGATGTTGCCCAAAAAGCGCTGGATGGGTTTGAGAAAGAGGCACTGGCGGCAACCAAAAGAGCGGAAGAATTACAGGCGAGGTACGACAGGGAAAAGGGAATGTCAGTCGCAACGTCAATCGGCGGCTATGCTCCCGCGTTTGAAAACACAACGTCAGGAAAGCAGGTCATGCAGGAACTTGAGCAAAAGAGGCAGATTGCTCAAGACAAACTGAATCAAGCTCAAGCGGTGAGGATTACATTGTCAAGAGACGCGGCGGCGGCGCAAAGGACTGGAGTCGTTGGTGGGCTTGAGGAATTCAACAAGCTGAGAGGGTCTACATCTGAACAGCTTTCCGTGTTTCAGCAGCAAGCAGCAGAGTCAAGACGGCGGGCCGGAATGGCCGGTGAGGATTTAGGACTTGCCCGCGAGACAACCGCAGTCCGATCACGCATCGCATCACTCACGCAATCAAGTGCCGCGGCAGCATCCGCCCAATCCGGCTACGGCATTGGGTTCACTGGCCCAATCCCACCGCAAGGCTTCGACGTTGACCAGAAGGAAGCCGCGAAAGCCGCGAAGGAGGCCGAAAGCGCCAACCGTTCAAACACCGCCGCAACCATCAAAATCATCCGCGCCCTCGCCGGGGAGTTGAAGCTGACAAAGGAGCAGCTTTCCGCCCTCACTGGCGTTGTTGACGACATCCGCACCACGAAATAACCATGCCCGGCACCACTTGGACAGCACAGATAGGAGCAGGGAGCGCCACGGCGTTCTCAACCCTCAAGATCACATCTTGCGTCGTCAACCTGCAAGCCGGGGGCGAGGACTCGGCGGAGCTTGCCTTTGCGCTTTCAGCCAGTGCAGCCGCTCCCGCGGACGAGAACGATGCCATCATCATCCGTGAGGGTGCCAATATCTATTTCAGGGGCTACGTCGTCCGGGTTGAGCCATTCGCAGACGGCGGGCGCGAGGGCTGGGGGATTCAATGCGCGGGGCTGTCCAGCAACCTCAACCGGATCACATACCGCCAACGCTACGCCATCGGGCCCGCGATGCCGACGCAGGCTTACGGGTACAAGACGCGGTGCCAGCTTGGGGTTGCCGACTCAGGCGCATTGCAGACCACCGCGCAGACGATCAGTGACGTCCTGACCTACGCCAGTACCGAAGCCTCCGGCGTGGCAACGGGCGCGATCCTGTCAGGTGTTTCCCTCACGGTCCCCTCGCAGGAGGTGGTGGACTCGACCTGCATGGAGTGCATCAAGACTCCAATGCGCTGGCATCCTGACTGTGTGTCATGGTTTGACCACGTCGCGAGCAACTACAACATCGCCAAACCATCGGCGCTCTCGACCATCACCAGAGCCGTCAGCGGCAACACTAGCGGGTGCAAGCTGATCCGGCAAAAGCCGCTGCGGCGGCGTCCAGTGCGGGGCGTTGTGTTCACTTTCGAGACGGTTAACACGGTGGATGGCGTGGAGTGGATTGACCTTACGGAGCAGACGGCGGGAGCGACTTCGGGCGTTGACGTTATCAGGCGCACCATCACCCTCAAGGGCACGGACACCGTCACGCAATCGCAGCAGGTGTTGACGGAAGATGTTCCAACATCCACGAGCGACCCCGACTTGTTCGATTGGGTGATTGCGCACTTCCCTGACATTGCGGAAACCAACCCCGTCACGGGCAATGCCACCGTGAAAAGCATTCAGCAGGTGGTGGACACCGCCAGCAAGGTTGGACTCGGGACGGTGCCGATTGTCAGCGGTTCGCCGCGGTATCCGAGGGAGCTTATCGGCGGATCAATTCCCCCGTGGCAGTCCGGTATCAGCGCCGCGCCAACCAAAATTACCATCGTCCTGAAATGGGACGGGACGGTTGGAAACGCCGCGTTTTACAAGCTCTTCGACAAGGAGACGGGACTCCTGACACTCACCCGCGAGTTCACGGGCACGGACGCAACGACAACCGTTTACCGCACCAGCGCATCAACCACGGGCGAAACCGCGCCAGAAGGGCTCGCGGCGGCGTATTACGACGCAATCAGCACGGAATCCCCGGCGGGGACGGTGGTGTTTGTCGGGGATGAGATTGACCGCACGCTTGTGCCAGGGAAGAAGCTGACGACGTCGGGGATTTTTACGCTGACGGGGGTGGTGATTCAGTCCGTGACTGCAGATATTTTCAGCGGGCGGACGACGGTGAATTTCGGGCCAATCAATCCGCGGATCAGTCCCGACGACTTCATCGCGTTACAGCGGGCAGGAGAGCGGGCGGTCAAGCCGAGCCTGACTCCGGGGTCGCTTCGGACATCGGGCGAGGTGACGGGTGCATCTAATGTGGAGGGGGCGGTAGCGGGACGGACTGGAAACTCAGTCCGCAGCACCGGGCAGAATCCGCAAAGGTACTACACCATCAATCAGGCAACAGCGACGACGGTGACGATCAATCCCGGCGTAGTCCTGACGCAGGTCATTGACCCGGACAGCCCGACGAACGACCCGCTGCCGACGTATTCCGCGCACACCATCACGGCTGAGTACGCCAGCCCGACCGCTACGGTGACGGACGGGTCGAAAATCTACCTCCGCCTGTCCTACATCGCGGGCACCTACACGAGTGAGGGGAGCCTTACTGGATCTACGTCGGTCAGCATCACGGGCGGCGCTGGCGGTTCGGGTGGTTCTGGCGGTTACGGTGGCGGTGGTGGCGGTGGCGGCAAGGGCGGCGGTGGTGGTGGCGGCGGTGCGGCCGGCAGCAATGGCGCGGATGGGTCAGCAGGGGGATCGCCAACCGGAGGGACTGGCGGCACCACGGGCGGCATTGGCGGACCCCCCGCAGGGTCCATCGGGGGCGCATACGCAGGGGGCAACGGCGGCGAAGGTGGAGACGGCGGCGCGGGGTCGGTGGGGCAACCGGGCGAATCCGGCGAGGCTGGCGAAAGCGTCAGCTTCACGCTCCCGACTGGCGCGACCCTCTCAACCTCATACTGGTTCTGCGACGAAGCCGACATCATCGTTTCCAACTCAGTCCCGTCCGACACGGCGACCAAGGGGCACGTTCTTCTGGCGAGCATCGCGATTACCGATGGGGTCATGAAGATTTCCCAACATACGGAGGGCGTGATTACGGCTCCAAGCGTGTTCCTGCCGTTCTTCGCATCCTGAGTAAAAAACACTTGCGCAACCCGCGGGGGGGTGTAGTTTCGTGGCGTTGGCAGTCGCCAGCGCAACCGAATCAAACCGAAACCATGAACGAAACCGAAAAACGCAAAGCCGCGATTGCGGCAATGAACGCATACATTAGCTATGCGAAAAAGAACGCGCAGGAAATTGCCAATGAGTCAGCCGCCATGCACGTCAGATACATGGCATCCGATGAGACCTACGAGTACACTGCGGAATATCTCCGCCGCCGCAACGAAGCCGACCGCTTGCGGAAGGAGGTCCAGCCATGATCTCGCAAGGCCGACATGAGGACATGGAGCCGCCGGAATGCGACGCGGATGATCTGCAACCCATGTGCGATTATTGCTCTGCCATGGCAAAAGACGAAGATTCGCTTTGCTCTGACTGCCGCAAGGAAGCCGACGCAATCAACGGCATCTACGACAACGGCACGGAGGAGACAGTGAAGATTGCACTGCCGAAATTCAAGACAACGGACGGGCGCGGGACGTGCGGGTTGGATTTTGCGCACAATCATCTACGGTGCCCATTGATCCGCACAAGCAGTTACGGCACTCAGTTTGCCTGCGCTTGGACGGGTTCTGACGTTCTTTCTGACAACCCCGACGGCTCCGGCTACCTCCGGCCCTGCGAAAACTGCCCAATTCACAAACAATGAGAACCAGCTACGAAATCCACCTCATACTCACGGGCCGCGAACGCCCGACGAAGGAGGAACGCGCAAGCGTCGCTCGCTTCGCAATCGCGGCAAACAAAATGCTTGCGTGCGCACCGTCTGCGCCGAATAACACAACTCACCCGAAACCATAACTAAACACCACACCAAATGTCCGAAGAACTATCAATCACCACAGCCGAAACCGCCGCATTTGAGCTTGTCCAAAGACAGGCCAAAATGCTCGCATCATCCACCCTCGTCCCCAAGGAGTTTCAAGGGAACATGGCAAATTGTGCCATCGGATTGAACATCGCCAAACGTCTCGGCGCTGACCCGTTCATGGTCCTTCAAAACATCGACGTTATCCACGGTCGCCCCTCGTTCCGCGCTACGTTTCTGATCGCCATGGTCAACGCCAGCGGGCGATTCTCTCCGATCAAGTTCAAGCTGGACGGCGAGGGACAGGACCGCACCTGCTACGCCTACGCCACCGACAAGACCAGTGGCGAAACCGTGGAAGGGCCAGTGGTTTCGATGGCGATGGCGAAGGCGGAGGGCTGGTCAACCAAGAGCGGCAGCAAGTGGCTCACGATGCCGGAATTGATGTTGCGTTATCGGTCTGCCGCGTTTTTCGCCCGCCTCTACGCGCCGGACATCACGCTCGGGATGCAGACGGCGGAGGAAGTGGAGGACGCGCCACCGGAGCGCAACGTCACCCCGGCGCGGGTGCCAGCGGTTGCTGGACTGTTTGCGCCCGTGGAGACGCCGATGGCATCACCCGTTGCGTTGCTCGCCGCGAAACTGGAGGCGGATGGAATTGGGCTTACTGAGGCTACGGAATATCTCCGGTCCCAAGCCGTCACGGAAGCTGCGACGTTTGACGACATTACCGACGACGAAGCCCGCGCAGCCCTCACCGGATTCGCCCACCTCGCCGCAGCACTCGCCCCTGTCGCTCCATGAGATCCATCATCCTCATCATCGCCCTCGCTGCTACCACGCACGCCGGAGACGACGACCGCGACCGCGACAAGACCCGCGGCGGCTACAGCTACAGCCGCGAAACGTACAGTGACACCCACACCCGCGACTCCGACGAATGGACGACCGACACCCGCCCGCATACAGTGCCGGAGCCGTCGTCACCGCTCGCCATGCTGGTCAGTGCAGCGATGGCGCTAGTGACACGCCGGAAGCGTGGACGTGGGAAGTGGGTCAGGGAGAAGCGAATTGATTTGCGAACCGTCCGCATCTTTTGAATAATCCCTTGCGCTGACCAGAGCGCAGGAATATGGAGGGGCGCGAATTCCAACAACGCGCAACACTAACCGAAACACAAATGACAACAGACCCAAGACAGGGACTCCCATCCGCCAGCGGCCTTTACCGACTCCGCAACTGCCCCGGCAGCTACGCGATGGGGCGCGAGGCAATCGCCCGCAACATGACACCCCCGGACGGCAGCGACGACGCGGCTAGCGGCACGCGCATCCACAGGTGGCTTGAGACGGAAGCCCCGGAGGACTGGAACGCTCTGGGCTACGCGGAGCAGCAGACGGCGGCGCGTTGCCAATCGCAGGCTCGATGGTTGCTGGCGGATTTTGCAAAGCGGCATGGGGAGATCACATGGATGGGACGCGAAAAGCGACTGGCCATCAACGCATTCGGCATCGTCCTCGACGCGGCATCCTCACTCAATCGGATCGGAAGCGGTCAAGCCGATTTGATTGCCCAATCAGGGGATCACTTGCTCGTCATTGACTACAAAACCGGGAGGGGCGACATCACTCCCGCCGACGCCAACGACCAGTTAAGGGGACTGGCAGCGCTTGCCAGCCACATCAATTATCGCGGATCGGTAGAGGTTGCCATCGTCGCTCCGCTGACCGGCCAACCCACGGTTGCCGTATTTGACAGGGACTCACTCAAGGCCGCGAAGTCATGGCTGGTGCAAACGTGGCTGCAAGCCCCACACGCCACGGAGACGGCATCGGGCGACTGGTGCCAGTACTGCCCAGCCCGGCTCATCTGCGCCGCCTACGCGGCTCACAACACCGCTACGCTGGCACCGCTGACGCAGGACGGGTTGCCTGCGGACAAGCAGAAGGAAGCGCTGTTTGCCCGTGCCTACGAATCCGACGCCGCGACCCTCGCGGAAATGGGCGAGCGGGTCAAGATGCTGGAGTGGGGCGCAGCAGCCATCAAGTCTGCAATCCGCAAGCGGTTGGAGGAGGGCGGCGCCGGCGCTGACGAACTCAAAGCGGCGGGATGGTCGCTCAAAGAGGAGGGCGGGGCGCGGGAAATCACCGACCCGGACAAAGCGGCGCAACTACTCGCTCCACTACTGGCGGGGGCGGAAGGCGGTGCAACGGCGGCGCTGATGCGTGCGGCGAAACTGTCGGCGGCAACACTGACGGAGGAGTTGCACAAGGCGAGCGGCAAAAAGTCTGCGACCCGGTACAACATGACAGCGAAGGAGGCGAAGGAAACGCTTGCGCAAACACTGGGAAGCCTGATAACACAGAAGCCGAGGACAAAGCTCGTCCACGGAAAAACCGAAACCGAAACAGACGAAATCGAATACTAACATGAACATGACGCCTGACGAATACAAAAAGAAATGCGAGTGGCTGGCTGACTTTTACAAGGAAGCGGCGAAGCAATATAACGTCATTCAAGCAAGAACTGCGATTGGGTGGGAGGATTTTGACAATCGCGGGCCATGCTTGCTGTCCAGTCAAGACGAGTGGAGGATAAAGCGGAAAAAAAGCAAAGCGTGGTTGGTTTGGGAAAGAACTCGACTCCATTGTTTTTTTCATAAAGAGGAGGCGGATGAGTTTATCAAGACCCATCCGGGATTAACCATCCAAGAAATCACCCGCCCAGAACCACAATGACAACCGCCGAAAAAGCCAGCGAAACCAAAGAGTGCGGCTTGTGCAAATGCACGATTTACCGGGGAGACCGCGATTCGCAAAAGTGGGCCAAAATGCGTTATTGCAGCCAGCGTTGCTCCGCTCTCCATCGCGGAGTTTTGATAGGTGGATGGCGCAACGAAAAGAAGGAATGCAAGGTCTGCGGAACTTTGTTTGGCGCTCGCCCCGGAATCCCAAAAGGATGCTGGCGTCGTCTCAAGTGCTGCTCCGATGACTGCATAAAGCAGGCTCAGACGGGTCGCAGGAAGCGTGTTGACCGTCCGGGGCCATTATACCGCATGATCCGGGTTGCGATTGATCCGGCGGGATGCAGGACGCCCAGCCAGAGGCTGCGGTTTCTGCGGCTGTCGAAATCTCCGGGTGGCGGCAAGTTACCCATTGGCGTTGAAGAAATGGCGCGAGTTGCGCAAGTCGGGCACTCCACGCTGTCAAGAATCGAAGCGGGCGACCCGTCCGTTCCAGCCAAATGCGTCAAAAAACTGTGCGCTGCATTGAAAATACCACTGGACATGCTGGGCTGGTCAGATAAAAAATGGATGCGGGTTGTTGCCAACATTGGACTGACCGCAGTCGAATTCAAGAAAACCGAATCATGAATCCAACCGAACTAACCAAATCAATCGTTGCCACGCGCAACGAACTATCCGAAACCATGAGACGCAACCCTGACAACATTTACCGGAGGATGCCGCAGGCCGCGCAGGACGCATGGGATGAACTGGGCTTACCGCAGGTCTGGTTGACGACGTTTCCGCGCAAGCTCATCAACGTCATCACGCTCCGCGCTGCACGCATGACGGAAGGGGGTGGAGAGTGAGCTTTGATCGCACGCGATATGTCAATCACACACAAAAGGAGCAAAAGTGCGACTGGTGCTGGGAGGTAATCCAAAAAGGCAATCCATCGGTTTCGACGGCTAGTAATTTCCAAGGGGACTTCTACACAGCACGATACCACCCGGAGTGCGATCTTGCGATCCCGCGATGGGTCCGCTTATACTCCGACTGGAGCGAACCACTACCAGAGGACCGCATGAACCGGGGCGGAATTGAGCCATACGGAGAGGAGGAGAAATGACCACTGGCCGCATCATCCAAGGCGGGAAATTCCCCACCGTCACCCCGATTGACGGCCCGCAGAGAGCCGACTGGCTCCGCACGGATCAGGGGGTTGAGGTGGTTGGCAAGCTCGCGGATCAGGACGGCTGGAGCGGCGAGATCGAGGTGCGGACGATGACCAACGTCCACCTTGCGGTTCCTGAAAGCAATATCGAGACTATACTGCTATGATTGACGACAATGACATGATCCTCGCAAACATCGACGTTTCGCAGATTGACCCGGCGGCTTTTTACGAAAGTGACACTAGGGCAAATCTAGACATCGTTATCAAGCTGGCATTTGCGCCCTCGTGCGGGAATACTCACAGGGTTTTTCAGCAGATTCCAAAACACCTAAGAACTCGGTTTACGCGACCAATCCCAATTGGTTGGGCGAAGGTGGTAGAGCGGAATCCGCGATTTCACGACGCCGAACACACGAAAACTTATTGACGGTTGCGGGGTTTTGACGCATGATTGACGTGCGCTCCGCGCCGCTGACGTGAGAATCAGTCGCCATGACAAAAGATTTGCCGCCATCCAACCTACGCCCGCCGGAATTATCTGGCGATTCTCACCGTGGTGCGGATGGCGGCTTTTTTGTACCCGTGAATAACAAAGCAATACCGCTCCCAATGGAGATGATCCGTGAGGCGCTTGAACTTGACCCAACATCGCCGTCATATTTGCGGTGGAAAATTCGACCCCGCCACCATTTTGATTCGGACCGAGGCTGGCGAATCCGTAATGCGAGAGATGCTGGTCAGGTCGCTGGATGGGAATCTACCGCCGGATGCGGCAAGGAATACTACAAAATCGGCCTCGGCGGCAGTAATTACAATGTCCACCGCATTGTCTATTTTCTCGCCAACGGCATTGATCCCGGAAGCCTGCACATTGACCACATTGACGGGGATGGCGCAAACAACAACCCCACTAATCTCCGACTTGCCTCCCACGCAGAAAACCTGCGGAATCGAGGGGTGCAACAAAATAATACATCCGGCTACAAGGGAGTGACGTGGCACAAGCAGAGCCGGAAGTGGCACGCAAAACTCAGAATCAATGGCTGCCAAAAACATCTTGGCCTTTTCACTGACCTCAACGCAGCCGCAGCTGCATACGAGGCCGCCGCACGCCAGCATCACAAAGAGTTTTTCCACCAACCACAAAACATCAACCCACAATAAATATGGAACCTATTAGCCTGACAATTGACGTCACGAAGCTCAAGAAGGACGCTTTTTACAAAGGAACGAAAGGCACATACGTCACCCTTACGGTTTGGCCCACGAAAGACGGAATGCCAGACCAGTACGGCAATGACGCCAGCGTGAAACAAGATCTCGGCAAAGATCGCCGCGACGAGCCGTCCGTGTTCGTTGGCAGCGCCAAGATCATCCGGCGTAAGAGCGCGCCACAATCCTCACCACCTCCCAAGAACTACGAGAAACTTCCGACGAAACAGGAAGCTGGAGACGAAGATTTTATCCCATTCTAACCAAACCCAACACCATGACACCAGAAGAAATCAAAGCCAAAGCCAGCGAACTCGCGGCGCTCTACACCGCCAAGGCAAACGGGAAAATCCTTGAATACGACACCAAAGTAGTCGGCTGGGTTGACAACGGATCGACATCAGGACCGGACATGCAAAGCGACCTCACCCGCTGGCGCGTCAAGCCGGAGCCGCGCCGGATGTGGGAGACGCCAAGTGCAACATTCGGAGGCAGCGGCTATGTCCGCACGCAGCACGCGGATGAGGCAGAGCGATGGAAAGCCAGAGGTAACATTGTGACCGAATGGCAGGAGGTACTCCCATGAAAAAGCGCACCTTCGGAGACGTTCTGGCGGAGGTTGACGGTGACGAAACGTGTCTTTTCCTCCACGGTCGCAACAACATATCACTCCGCACCGCAGAGGATCTGATCGACAACCTGAAATCGGCTACGGCTTGGATTCGCGACCAGCAACGCCGCGAGGCAGAAGAACAAACCCCAGAGCTACCACTATGAATGCCGCCGAACTCCTACGCCGCGCCGCCGACACCATCGAAGCCCGAGGCACGCAATACGACACGACCGGAATCAAGCAGGAGCGCTCCATGCCCCGCATCTGCGAGCTTTTCGGGGAAGCCACCGGGCGGCAGATGACCGTCTCCGAAGGCTATCAATTCCTCATCGCACTCAAAACCGCACGCATTGAACGCTCGCCGGATCACCTCGACAGCTACGTTGACAGGCTGGCTTACATGGCGCTGCAAGATGAGCATGAAATGGAGGCGCTGAAATGACATCCGACTACTACATCGGCATCGACGGCGGCACCACCGGCGGCGTCGTCGTTCTCTACGGCAGCAACGGCGGCATCTGTATCATGCGACCGTTTAGCCTGTGGCGGGGGATAATTGACGGCAATGCACTAGGCTCATTCCTAGTGCCGTTCAACCACTCGTATTCGCAAGTTACCGTTGCTGTCGAAGACTGCCCGAAACACGCGCAGTCCAAGTCTGCCATGCGTTCCATGGCGATTTCATTCGGCATCATCATGGGCGTCGTCCGCCGGGAGCTTCCCACCAAACGCATCATCACCGTCAGATCCGGCAACCCACTGGACTCATGGCAACGGGCACTGCTTGGCACTCAGCCGAAGGGCGGGACGAAGCCAGCGGCGTTGAATAAGGCACAGGAAATATGGACGGATCAGGAATGGCCGACGAAGCGACCGGGCGGGAGTGCTGTCCACGATGGGCTTGTGGATGCCGCATTGATAGCGTGGCACGCCCGGAACCTCGACATGGAGGAATGCGCCAAATGAGAAACTCCCCCATATCCTGCAAGCCGCCGCCGCATTCCAACTGGCGGGAGGATTGCAGAACCTGCCCGGTGTGCGGGGAGAAATACTGGCCCGCCGAAACGACCACCCGGAAAAACTGGCTAGTCAAAAAGTACTGCTCCAACGCCTGCAATGCGAAGGCGGCATCGGTGTGGAGGCACCAGAAACCCGCGAAAACAAACACTTGACACAACCCGCAAACCGCACCAAAAACACCCGCCGCAAGGCACAACCGAATAACAAATGACGTCATCATTTACACTTCTACACGGCGACTGTCTTGAATGGTTGCGTGGGATTCCTGACAACTCCGTTGATTCCGTCGTTACCGACCCGCCATACGGACTCTCCTTTATGGGGAAGCGGTGGGATTATGACGTGCCATCTGTTGACGTGTGGGCGGAATGCCTGCGGGTGTTGAAGCCGGGTGGTCACCTGCTGGCGTTTGCGGGGACGCGGACACAGCACAGGATGGCGGTACGCATTGAGGATGCCGGGTTTGAGATCCGCGATATGATCGCGTGGTGCTATGGAAGCGGATTTCCGAAATCTCACAACCTGAAAGATGAATGGGACGGCTGGGGGACCGCATTGAAGCCCGCGCTTGAGCCTATCACGGTCGCCCGCAAGCCGCTGGTTGGGACGGTGGCGGAGAACGTCCAGCAACACGGAACCGGGGCGCTGAACGTTGACGGGTGCAGGGTGGGCACTGAGGACATGAGCTGCCAGTTTGACCGCGACTGGAAACAGGACGGCACATTTGGAAACGGCAAGCGCGCAAGCCAAGGCAAGCAGCCACCCCCGGGCCGCTGGCCCGCGAACCTGATCCACGACGGCAGCGAGGAGGTGACGGGGCTGATGGGCAGCGCCGCCCGCTTCTTCTACTGCGCCAAGGCGAGCAAGAAAGATCGTGATGAGGGGTGCGAGGGGTTAAGTGTTAAGCAGTCGCACGAGCGAAAGCCAGAAGGTAAAAGTGTGCTTGAAAATAGCTCGCAAGTTCCAAGGGCCAACCACCATCCCACCGTCAAACCCACGGCCCTCATGCGGTACTTGTGCCGACTGGTGACACCACCCGGCGGCGTCGTCCTTGATCCGTTCATGGGATCGGGTAGCACGGGGAAGGCGGCAATCCTCGAAGGCTTCCGCTTCATCGGGTGCGAGCGTGAAGCGGAATATCTGGACATTGCCCGCGCAAGAATAACAGCCGCCGCCGATGAAATGGCGCAAGAATTGCCGCTGGAAACGCCCGCCATTTGACAACCCCCGCGTCTGCGGTATCCTGACCCAGCGCAACAGCGCCCGGAAGTGAAACTCCGGTTCCTCCATGATAGCACTTGCCACTCCCTCTCATCCGTCCGGTTTTTCATGGCCGAGTTTCACCGGATGGGTTGGGGGTGGCCTTTTTTATGACCATCCATGAGAATTCGCACGATCAAGCCGGAGTTTTTTACCCACGACGGCATTTTTGAGGCAGAGCTTGAAACCGGGCTTCCGCTTCGCCTCGCCTACATCGGCTTGTGGTGCGCAGCCGACCGGGAGGGGCGGTTCCGTTGGGAGCCACGCAGGCTGCGGGTGCAGATCCTTCCCTATGACGACGTGGACTTTTCACGCGTGCTTGACGCGTTGACCACGCGTGGATTCATCGTGAGGTACGCGTCAGATGGGCGTGAGTTTGGGGCGATTCCATCGTTTCCGCGCCACCAGATCATCAACAACCGAGAAAGAGAGTCGGAATTGCCGGAGCCGTTGAGTATCAACATCATTGACGCGTGCCCCACGCGTGAACCACGCGAGCCCCACGCCGGGAAAGCGGAAGGGAAGGGAAGGGAAGGGAATATGGAAGGGAACAAGGAAGAGGAAGGGGAGGGGAACGCGTCGGCTACGCCTCCCGCGCCCGAACCGCCAAAGCCCAAGAGGCAGAGGTTCACGAAGCCAACCCTGGACGAATGGACCGCCTACGCGAAAGAGATGGAAAACCCATTGACCGAGAATCAGGCATTGGGAGCATGGGATCACTACGAAGCCAACGGATGGAGGGTGGGGAAAGTCGGGATGAGTGACTGGCAAGCTACCC